GACGCGCTTATGTTAAACATTGGTGCGGCTTCCATTCCTGAGAAGGTAATAGAGTAGCCTTGAAGGTCAGCGTAAGCAGTCCCGGTAGCGGAAGTTCCAGCAGAAACCTCAAGACCAGTAGTAACCCCTACAACAAAGTATGAAGGCGTTTCGTCATTAGTTTCAACAATTGCAACCAGTCTATTTTGAGCGAGTAACTTAATCTCGTTCCTTTTAGCCGCTTGTAATTTGGAAAGAACAACCACAACTTCAGGAGTGTAGTAAACAGTCCCAGCACTTGCAGAAGAGTTGATGCTTTCTGTTAAGCTACTCGTTTCTTTCAATTGCTCGTACTTCCAAAAGGCATTGCCTACGGGAGTAACCGTTACAACTCCAGCCGAATAGACGGGTGTCTGCGCTTCCCAATCTGCTAAACTTGCAAACCGAACCGACTTAATACCACCAACTGCATCCTTGCAGTCAAGCGTGAAACCTTGTGTTAGTGCACAACTCATTTCTTTTTCTTTTTAGGTGGTTAAATAAATCAATTAAAGGGCTACTTTGCCGACTTGGTCAGGGTATGCAAACTGAGTACCCATAGTGAACTCCATAGCAACCTTGTACTTTCTGTCGTCTTGCGAGTACCAGCTTTCGATTTTGGTTGAATCTTCTTCCAAGTCCATTCCCAAAAATGCGTTTGAAAGAGAGAAGCCATAAACAGCGTTATGAGTTTCAATGCCACCAACTCCTACAACTTCAATATTTGTTCCCGGAAAGATTAATCTTAGTGGGTCGAAGTCTGAAGTGTAATTGTTCAATTGACCGCCAGCAGAAGAAAGACCGTTGCCGTTCATCAAAGCCGCCGCAAGAAGTCTGAATTTATCAGTTCCCATAAAGATTTTAAAGTCGTCTTTTGCTACTGCCGCGCTTGGAGTATCAACGTAGATTCTTTCGATTGCTTCTAATACTGTACCAATAGCAAGCGGAGTCGTTAAAGCACTTCCGCCAAAAGCACCCGTCGTAGTGTTGCAATTAGTAAATGAAGCCGTTGGAATAAGAAGTCCGTCAAACATTGCCAAGTTACCTGAGCCAGCCGCAGTACTTCCGTCCCATATTACTTTTTCAAGTTCGTCTTGAACTTTCTCAACAAGGTAGTTTGCGAACTGCTCCTCAAAAGGAATAGCCTCTTGGTGCGTTCCGCTTGGCATTTGTGTTCTCCAGTAGTAAGCGTTCAAATCTTTAGGACAAAACTCCATATTGATTTTTACTTGCTTCGCATCGATTTCTCTTTGAGTCAAGTCGATGTTTCCGTCAGCGTTCCAAGCGCAACCCGAGCCGTCTTGCATCACTACGTCAACGTCCATCAAGTTAATTTTTGTCTTTCCTTTTACTCCAAGTTGAGGAGTAAGCATTGAAGCCGTGCGCCCTCCAATAAGAGCCTTTGTTATCATTGGGAACGATTGCTCGTCAATGTAAGCCGTTAAGCCAGTTAAGTCTAAAGCCATTTTTTAAAGTATTATAAGTTTATTTTTTTGATTCTTTCATTACTGCGCTAATCTTAGAAGCGAGTTCGGTGTAGTCCGTTCCTTTTCCAAAAGGGTTAGCAACCTTTTTAGACGGTGCTTCCTTTGGAGTAGCCGCCATCTTCTCAACGATGTCTGTCATTAAACTAACCGCTTTCTCGATGTCGCTTACCTTGTCAGTCTTAGCGAATGAAGCCGCGTCAATCTCAGACTTAATAAGGTTAGATACTGCTCCGAGAATGTCCTCTTTAAAAGCATCCGCGTCAAACGCTGGTACTTCTTCGGTAACTTCTTCAGCACTCATCTCTTCTTCTTCAACCTCATCTTCTGCTTCTTCTTCAACCTCTTCAACTTCAGGCTCAAGGATTTCAACGATAACTCCTTCTTCAGTTCGTACTACTTCACCGCTTTCAAGTTCGTGTTGTCCGTCAGGTGCTGGTACAATCTCGCCATCTTCGCCAACTACTGACAAAGCCGCTCCGATTTCCATTGATTCGTAACGCACAATAGTACCGTCAACGAGTTTAGCATCAACGAAAGCCTCTTCGGTTGTTTCGCTGAACAATAGTTTTTTGATTTCGGGAAGTTTTGCCCCGACCATTTCTGAGATGTTCATAGGTTGCTTTTATTGTAAA